CAACAGTAATGTGAAAATTAGTGACAAAGATTTTAAGTACGAAGAACTTATATGACACCAAAAGCACTAAGTAGGGAGAAACCAAATGATAAAACTTGTAACCTAGACTGGGTTGATGGTTATTTACGGTGCACTATAGACCATAGAATAGGTACACCGTGTTTAATGGATGAAAAGCAACTTTATTAACTAAGAAGAATAAATAATATGACTCAAGAAGAAAAAACAAAAATTATAGAAATAATGACAAAAGCAATTACAGAGAACGATTACTACACTATACGCAAAGTTGTATCTGTATTAGAAAGTTGGGACTCGTACAATAATTCATTACAAGATATTCTTAGAAACGAAGAAGAAGTTGAGTTGTTTTAATCCCTCCTCACAGAAATAACTATGAAAACAGATTACCCACAACACATAAAAGATGAGTTGAAACGACAAGATGGTATCAAAAACAATTGGCAAACAAGATTCAGAAAACTTTGGTCAAGTATAAATAAAGAAAATCAACATCTTACGACAGAAAGAATTGAAGACCTTATTGAAGAATTACTCGCAGAACAAAAGAAAGCATACGGTGGATGTGACAAATGCTATGGTAAAGGATATGCAACAAATATAGATTTTATGTCAGGTAGAGGTATTCATTATCAATCACCTTACTATCTCCCATGTGACTGTAATAGAGGGGAACAGATACGAGAGATGCTCGCAAAACAAAAGAAAGAGCTGATGGAGGAAGCATTAGCAAGAGAAAATATTTTAAAAGACGTACACAATTTAGAGTTAGACTCCATTTCCTGTAAATCGTTAGAAGAGTTTATGAAATGGAGTAATTACAGGAAAAATAGTAAATCACTTAAAAATCATGACTAACGACTTAAATAACTTTTTGGAGAGAGAAACACAAAATATCACACAGTACGCGTACTTTGTAGACCATCAATCAGAAGAAGACCTTGCAGAAGTTGTAAGAGAGCATAACACCCGTCTCATAAACTTTGTCCTAGAGCTAGTGGAGAAGGAGGTTAATAAGAAACCAACTGCATATTTTTTAGCAGGTGAAGCATTTATTAGAAGTAACGATATAGATGAGTCAATCAACTCACTAAAAGTATGAAACCAATATTTAATTTTCTTAGAGTTTATATACATTGCTTAGTAAAAGTATCAACATTAAAAGCAGGGCACAACTTACAAAGATGGGAATACACAAATGGTAAGGTAGAATACCAATGTCAATGTGAATATAAATAAGTATGAACCACCAGCAATACATAATCAGCATAGGAGGTAAAGAAATCGGACTAGATATAAACGATATAGAACATAGTTTACTTTCACCCAAACAATGGGATAAGTTTTGTCAGTTTATAGATGGACAGACAATGATGGATTTTAAAGGAATAAGTATTGTATTTACTACAGACTACGAAAGATTTATTAGTGGTAGACCAGTAATTGATTAATATGAAAAAACTAACTTATATAATAGCAATTATTTTATCAAGTGTTCTAGGTTTATTGATAGCGATAGTGTTGATTGGTGCTTTACTATGGGGGTTATTTATAGGAGTGAGAGGATTTTTAAGAATAATTCATCCAACCCCGTTGTCAAGCGAAGAAGTAGTTAAGCAATCAAAATACTGTACTGAAAATGGAATGGAGCCAGGTAAAATGATTAGTCCACTTTCAGGAGAAATTATAAGAATCCAATGTCAGCCCAATTAGCCATCGCCTCCCTTTATCTAGCATTGAATAAATGATCCCCTCTCTAACCTACCCACCAACAGTATCAGGATGTGACTGTCCTGCCTGTCTTACATTTAGTCGTAGGTTAGTACCATATTCAATAAAAGAAGATAAATGATTACAACATAAAAATGTGTAACAAACAATCATATTCAAAATCCGGTGCGGAAGCGATGAAAAACAAAATATATTTTTATCGCAACAAGAGACTTCGAGTGTATAAATGTGATAGGTGTTTTAAATACCATTTGACAAGTGTTACTGACAATAAGTGGAATTTAGATGAATTTTAGTGTAGTTGTCCCCATGTATTACTGGAAATAATTATTAATTGTGCTATTATGTAAATGGCCCCTAAGCCAAGGAAATAAATCGTAACTGAATTAAATCCACTTTTAGGAGAAGCACTGATGGAGGGGACTAACTAACACGTTACATGAGTTCCTAGCAATTGGGCTAGATAAGAACATGTTAAACTAGGACTGCCAATTGTACAGCTGAGGTTAGCCTCTCTTCACCAGTGTTTCTCCGATACTAAAACAAACAAAATAAATAACATGAATCAAATCACCAAAATAACATTAACACGTGTCTTCGTAACTGATAAAAACAAAGACGGCACACCACTTATGAGTAAGTTAGGTAAGCCTTATTCTAAGTTGTCTGTGAAGTGTGTAGAATACGGAGACAAGTGGCTATCAGGATTCAAGGGACGTGAGAACGAGAACTGGAAAGAAGGAGATCAAGTTGATGTTATTGTAAAACAAAACGGTGACTTTTTAAACTACGAGGTACCAAAGGCAGAAGATAAACTTGCGATGCGGGTATCTGCTATTGAAGTAGAAATTATGCAACTAAGGAATGCGGTGGCTAGTCTTGGTGGGTTAAGGGAGGGATATAAACCACAAACACCAACACAAATTCCCAGCAACCCAGCAGGAGAAGACGAACCACCGTTCTAATCCACTTTATTACGACGCTAAATCAGCCACTGATGATTGGAAGTTAAGTCCTTTTTACGAAGAACCAGATCCGATAAAACATAAGTGGCTACCTATGAAATATGACAGAATCATTAAAGAAAGCAATCAACACAGCACTACAGTGGATCCACGATAGTAGGCTGCCTGTAATAAAGTTCTAATATGAATAAAGAAACATTAACACCAGAAAAAATTAAAGAATACCAACGCATACACTACCAAGCATTACGAAGACAAAAGAATGTTAACAAACATTTAAGAATAGCGAGAGCAACCAAAGGTAATGAATCGCTCAAGCATTTCCAAGAAGCCGAGAGACTACTATCTCGATACGAAGCGCTCATTGAAAAAGAAAAACATGCCAAAACAAAATCCTAACAAAAAATCCAAATCTGATCCGAACCAAAATTCAAATTCTGAATCGCCTATTAGATCAATCCCAGAAATTCCAAGTCCTTTTTTTACTGAGCAGGATATGAAGGACATTGTTGCGAATAATACTATTGACAGAGTGACAGAATTATTGAGTGCTAAAATGCCGATATATACTATTGACGATTTGATAGATGTGTGGTGTAGAGGTGTTACTAATGGGGCAACACTTTGGCAGTATTGTCAAGATACTAGTAGACCGTTGCCAAGTAGCTTTGAAGCAGGACTTATAGAGTTAGTTAATGAGATACGAAACAGTGAAGATAAGCCAAGAACACTGCAAGATTTCATTAATAACAATATGATACTGCTCGGGGTGTTTGATGAGAAACTATAGCAAGTAAGACTTGCTCTTACGCGTAGAACAAGTTCTACTTGTTAAAACAAGTTTTTAGTTTGTAAAGTAAAATAGAATAAAAACACTTATAGAATAAGCACATTGACATGTGCTATTTTGTGTTGCATTATTGTGTGTATAACTTTTATTGACTTTGTGCATGTGTTGTATAGACTGAAGTTATGAGAGCTTAGGGGCCCTCATAATTAAAAACTAATTATAAAAATATGGAACTATTTATACAAGATATAAAAAGTGGAAAGTTTACAATCTTTCAATATCCCGACAATGAAATGTACAATACAATGTTGCCACGTTTCAGGAGGTGGGAGAATGAAGGGAAATTAAACATTATAGACATTAGAAAAATAACAACATGTATCTAATACAAGGAAAGACATATACATGGCAAGAAGTTCAACAGTATATGCACGATAAAAAACTAGGTTTTATTACTAACGGGTCACAAGTTATATTTAGAGAGGACTTACTATAATATGTACAAAACAAAAGAGCAACACTACAAGGAAATGCGGGCGCGTGTAATGACTAAGGGGGACTTAATAGCTAAGGTAATGATGAGAGGTATTAAATAACCATGAAAAATACAATAACAAAATATAATATTGCCACGCATTATACAAATGATCAGACAGCACACAACTTTATAATCATGGCAAAGTGTGCAATGCAAGAAATAGCAAATGAAAGCGGTGACAAAGTATTACAAGAGTACGTTAGAAAAGTAAATAGACGTATCGAAATAATGAAGCATTACGCTAATTTATATCAATAATATGAAACAACTTATAACGGCTATATTGCTACTCGTAGGATTATGGGTGATTATGTGGGGCGGTTGCGCGTTAGATGAGGAATGTTACAAAAATAATACTAATTACAAATATAATGACTAATGAAACATACACAATGCTACTAGATAGCATGGACAGGAAAGAGAGAAATGAGGGTAAGGAGGATTATTATACTTATATCAAGTTAGAAAGCGGAGAGCTTAAGGACTTTCTGGTCAACTTAGTTTACAGCGATGATGGTATTGCTTCTGGTGATAATAATCTAAATTATGATGTATTATATGATGCTGTGGCTTTTCTCGCTGATAATGACATTACATTAGAAAAGTTTATCGACATGGAGGTGTACGAGGTTATGCAAGAGCTAGAGCGAGATGGCTTCGCTAGTATATATACATCTGTCCGCCTTGAGTATCTGAACATGTTCAACGAAAGTGATATCATGTCTTATATGGAGGAATACGGCTGTAGCTCTATTAGTGAAGCGTGTGCGGTGTATTATGACAATCTTGTTGAACAGACTATTGTACAGTTACAGGACTATGTAGTAAAAAACTAATATGAATATCAACAACTTAAACATCAAACAATGTGAGTATTGTGGGTATCTTAACACAGGGACATGCAAGAATTTGAACTGCTGGACACTTATACAAATAAAACCTTACTAGTATGTCAATAGCTGTACAAATAGTGTTATCAGTGTACGGGTTGTGGGTGTGTGTGGAGTGGTTAAGGAAGAATGATTATATATAACTAATAAAACTATGACAAAAATAACAATACAAAAACAAAGGAAGTATTTTTACACTATGATGATTATGCAGACAGCATACGGAGAACATCATAGAAAGCTAGAAAAGTTTATAGCTCTTAATCAAGCTGTTGACCATGCGAAGAGAGTAGCGGAATATAATAATTATCAACTTTCTGAAACAGTAAAAGCGTTTATATAATGCGAATCATTCGCAAGAATAATATGACAAAACACATGGAGGAATTGATTGATGACTTGATATACAATAGCGGCGGAAAGTATGTCAAAGGAAAGATTATAGACAAAGACGTTAATAGTGTATTTGAGTGGACTTTTACGATAGACAAGAATAAATACAAGGTTACATTAGAAAATATATAATGCGAATTATTTGCACAAAGAATACCGCTTGACAGTGGTGTTTTTTGTTGTGTAATAACAATTTATGTGGTATAGTTATCAGATATGAAGCACTCACAGGAAGATGCACAAAAAAATGTTACGGAATATATACACAATAGATTAGCGGGAGCAAACAAGATGGAGAGCGCACTAGTGGCAGGCTACAGCGAAACAACATCACGCAGACCATCACTTATCGAGAATACAAAGACTTACGCTATCGTACAAAAGCAGATACTTGACAAAAACAACACTAATTTGTTTATTGTGCAGGAAATAGTGAACGAAGCACTACAAAAAGAGCCAAAAGACTTAGTTATGGCTGAAACAGCGTCACGAATAGGTAAAAACCTCACAGCAATATACACAGCACTCACACCTAAAGTCACACTCAAAGAATCAACGGACAAGAACGGCAATGTAACACGCACTGCATGGGCACAGAATGCGTCACAGGTGCAGGAAGTACTACAAGACAAGGAGGATATTGAAGAAGAAAAATAGACAGCAATAACAGTCAATATTTTTAACGTCGCACATTGTAAAATGTGAGACAATTTACATTATGTATATGTGTGTTGTTATGCCATGATACTACCCCACATACTGGGATATTTGTCAAGCTATTACAACATATTATTTTGCAATGTCAAGCCAAAACTTGAGATGGGGTGTGTACCCTTTCTTAACCCCTACCCATACAAAAAGAAAAAAGAATCCTATACCCCCGCAACCTATCGCGAATTTCCTTCAATATCGCCAATTGTTCCTCCAACATCTCAAACTGCTTTATATTATAATGCGTCCCATGTTTTACACTAAGCTGTTCAGATACCTTCGCTACCTTATGAATATTGTAATACCCAACAGCTATTAAAATAGGAATACTTACTAAAAACATCACCACCATACTTAATGGATTTGTCAACTTAAGAGTTAGGTACACCCCAAATACTGCTAGGAATAAGTTACGAAACTGGTTAAGGACTGAGACTCCTTGGTTGAGGTAAAAGTAACTCTTGATTATTAGATCTTTCATGTAGCGGAGACAGGAATCGAACCTGTGTCCCGAGGTTATGAGCCTCGTGAGTTACCTCTACTCTACCCCGCGATATTTGCATATGATAACACATGAAAAACCACCCGTAAAGGTGGTAATCATATGTAACCATTAACGAAAAAAGAGCAAAAGCTCTTGTTCGTATCTCTGCATTCCTCACAATGTAAGTGCGTTGATGCCAATATTGTACAATTAAAACAAGCTACTGTCAAGTAAACCATTGCTTAAGTTCATCTTGGCTTTCATTCTTCTTATATTTGATTCGCGCTCGGCGGTTTGTTTATCTATTGCGCTTTTGATATTTCTTTTTTGTTTCTTGTGGTACTTATCTATAAATTTATTTCGCTTAACGGCATGTCTATACGCAGAAGCCTCCTTGCCTTTTACAAGATCAGTATATTTTCCTAGTCCAATCTTGAATGTACAAAACCCACATTTCACAAATTCAAATCTGTCTTGAAATAGTACCTCATCACATCGTGGGCAAGTGCCTTTGTGTAAATTAGCCCAGTTCATTGTTTCCATGTATAAAAAATCCTTATTTATCAACAGTTTTAAAAATCACCAAACGCAGTTTGTTCAGTACACCTGTTTGTTCTAAAAAACCCTTATTTTTCTCTTCCTAGATTGAGGTACGACTCTCTATCCTACTTAATGTAGGATCGGCATACCAACTAATCAGTTGCGTAGCCCCTTTAACTAATCTCCTTGGATTTTCTCTTCCTGAGTATCGCCTGCTCTGGGTGCAGGAACCCTGACTAAGATTTTTAGGTAATCTACCACAAGGGGTCGCCTCGTGCTCTAAACCACTATTGCTAGTTAAAATATTATATCATACTACTTAATATTTTGTAAAGCTAGACTGTACAAAACTTATAAATGTGTTATTATAAACAAGTGATCGAATCACTTCTCAATGTACAGACCGAACTTGACGGTAAGAAAGTAATTGTTAAAAACCTACCAATAGACTTACAGGTGGACTATTTGATTACGTTTCATTTCAATACATTCATCTCCAAGGACGCTACGTTGTGGCGTCTTCAGCATTTGTACTACATAATGACAAAAGACGGAAGAAAGGCATTATTCAAATTAAACAAACCTCAACTTCACTTCTTTGAGAATTACCTAGCAGCAGGATATAAGAAAATAGCAATATTAAAATCACGACAGCTTGGCTTCACAACACTTATTAGTTTATACTTCCTAGACCAAGTTATTTTTAGACCGAACTCAGAAGCGCTACAGATTGCGCATACTCTCAAAGACGCTAACGAGATCTTTAATCGTAAAATTATTTATGCAATCAAAAACTTTTGTCCAGCTCTTAAAGGAATCCTCGACATGTCGCAAGCTAAGGCCTCACGTCAGCAATTTTCTTACCCTGATGGTAGTGTCTCTGCTATTGGTGTGTCTAACTCCGCACGCTCTGGTACTTTCTCTGTGGGTGTTCACATTTCTGAGTTGGGTAAGCTTGCTAAACTCTATCAGGGTCGCGCTGAGGAAATAGTAACAGGAACACTTCCCGCTATTCCTATAGGAGGTCAAGCTATTATAGAATCTACCGCAGAAGGGGCCAGTGGATTGTTTTATGACATCTTTATGCCAGCGTGGAAGATCAGGGATACAGTAACCCCAGCACTTTCAAAAGCACACTTCAAAACAGCTTTCTATAACTGGAAGTGGGATACCGAAGAAATAGAAGCGGCTGCATTAGATGGAATTATACAGGTTCACGAGATGGAAGAGTGTGAAATAAACTGGAAGGAGTATCAAGAAGAAAACGAACTCTCTGACAAAGAGATGAACTTCTATTATTTGAAGTACATCAATGCTAACAAGGACATCGACAAACTCCATCAAGAGTACCCGACACATCCGATGGAAGCATTTCTTTCTTCAGGTTCACCATACTTCTCATCACGCAAGGCTGCTGCATTCTTAGACAGATGTGATAATAACTACCAACGGTATTCATTTATTAATGGTAACTTCGAGAAAGAAGACAAGGGTGATTTATATATTTATGATAATGTGCGTCCTGGTAGAAAATATGTTATTGGAGCTGACGTTGCAGAAGGATTACTGAACGGAGACTATACAGTAGCTGTTGTACTTGGATTTGACAAACAAGTAAAAGCATTGTATCGTGGTCATATTGAACCTGATGAGTTTTCACAACTTATCATGGCACTCGGTAAGCACTACAATAATGCACTCTTGGCAATAGAATTCAACAAAGATGGTAACTGGGTTAACACCGAAGTACGTAACTCAGGCTACCCAAACATCTACATACGTACTGAAATAGATCGCATTACCAAAGAACCAACCCAGTCATACGGATGGTTGACAAACAAGAAAAATCGTGACTTTATGTTGGGTGAAGCTAAGAAGCATTTTAACTCTACAGAGATGATTAATTGTCGTCCGCTACTTGATGAAATACTTACCTTTGTGCGCGATAAAAGAGGTAAACCACAAGCTAGTGTTGGTTCTCATGACGACTGTTTTGTAAGAGATACAATGATTCTTACAGACACAGGCAATAGACCAATCCAAGATTTAAAAATTGGCGACTTGGTAATGACAAGAGACGGATTAAAACCAATTATAAATACAAGACAAAAACTAAAAAAAGTTATAACTAAATTAGGTATAACAGGAACTCCTGACCATCCATTTATTACTACAAAAGGTGAAAAGTCATTGACAGATTTAAGCACGTATGATACTCTGTATACATGGAATACATCAAAACAGAAGATAGAGAAACAATCATTTACAAAGGTACAAAATATCATAGATATCCAAAGTCAGAAAGAAGACACCTTAGAGTTTACTTCTGGGCGCACACAGAATGGAAGAAACCACCTTATGCGCTTCATAGAAAAATATGGGAAGACCATAATGGGCAAATTCCAACAGGTTTTCATATACACCACGCAAATAATGACCAACTGGACAACAGAATTGAAAATCTCATTGCAACAGAAGGAAAAGAACATAATAGAGAACATATGTCAACACCAGAAAGGAGAAAACAATCAGCTGAACATGGCAGAAAAAATGTATCTAAAATGTGGGAAGGAAGAGATAAATGGATTTCAGAAAATAAAGAAGCTATTAGAGCTAAAGTTTCTAAATCTATTCACGGAGAACCTAAAACAACGAACTGCATACGTTGTAATAAGGAGTTTACTTACGTTCGTAAACTTGGTGCTAAATACTGTGGACGTACTTGTTCTTGGAAATACAGAAAAGAGAATCGTATATAATATCGAGGTGGCCGACAAACCAGAATACTTTGCTAATAACATACTTGTACATAATTGTGTTATTTCATGGGCAATTGCGGTTGCTGTATTACAAGGAACGACAGAAAAAATAGAAGTTATTAAACCTGTTGGTGTTTTAGATGCGATTTTTGCAAAAAACTAAGGCATTAACATTGACAATTTGTCAATAAATGTGTTATTATTGCATAATGCAAGACCAATCACAAGATAAGTCAAAATCTCCTACCAATAAATCAATTAGTTTCCTTGTAAAGAAGAAATCTGAGCTTAAAGAAAATAAATACCGACGTGAATTCGATTCACTTTGTTTAGAAATAGAGCAAAATCTTATCAATACAGGCGTAGTAAAACGTAAGATTGATGAGTCAACTCGTACAATGGTCTATTGGCCAACACTACGATCAGACGGTTCTACCGACTGGGCAGTTTTCCCTCGTATCTCTGGGATGGAACAAGATGTTTCCAACGTGCCTCGCGCTGCTGAACCCCTTGCTTTCTCAAAGATCCTCGTGGCTGCTTCTGCTATTGCGGCTAATATTCCAGACGGCGAGACATACTCGACTAACAAGATTAAAGCTCGTGCATACAAAGAGCTATGGAAGCGTAGTATGGAAATTCCTGAGATGAATGCTCAGATGACAATACAGACAACAACACAAAACATTTTTACATATGGGTGGGGTGCTTGGAGAATTTATCCAAAACAAGATGTTGTTGATAAAACAATCAATGGTAAAAAAACAAAGAAGATTGTATTTGATGATGTATATCGTGAACCTCTTGATCCTCGTCGCACATGGCTTGGGCTAAGTTACAAACCAACTCATAACGTAAACCGTCCAGAAGTACTGTACGAGATCGACATCACAAAAGAAGACTACGAGAAGTTGAAAAAAAGAATGGGTAAGAGGTCAAAAGAATCTGCGAGTGTTTCAATCGAAGCACAGAATGAGGACTCAGAAAAAACAACCACCCACGTAACACTTACATTCTACGAGAACCCTTCTGACAATAGATACATAATTGCTTCTGATAACATTTGTTTCTATGACGGTGAAATGCCTAACGATGAAGTTTATGGTTCTGTTGTTGTTGGACACTGCTTTATTGCTAACCAGAAGAACCCATATACTGTAGGTTTGTACGAAATGATTCGTGGTAATGCAGCTATCTATAACTACATTAACTCAATCAACGCTGAGCAGGTTGTTGCTGAAGTAGAACCTCTATTGTTTGCTTCAGGTATTACAGGAAATGGTGATTTGTCTTACAAGCGAGGAGCTAACAGAATTAATCAACTCCCTAATGGAGCAAAGCTTGAGAAGATTCTTACAACCGGCAACGTAACTCTTGGCATCAACTACGCTGATGCACAAAAGAGAGACATCGAAGAAAACACAGGTGTCAATAACATCGTATCTGGTTCATCATCCGAGACAACTCTTGGTGCTACTGTTATCCTCAAGGAAGCAGCTCTTAATCGCCTTATCATTCCTCGTAACTCTCTTAAGCAGATGATCGAGAATGACGCGTGTATATTCTTCTCTTGGCTTGAACAAGATCAAGTTAATCCACGTGAATTTATTTTCTCAAACGAAGATGAAGTACAAGCATTCGTTGCAGCTAACCCTGCATTCCATCACGAAGAAGGCAACGTAGAAGAAGTTGATTCAGACGAACTCGATGAATACGGTGTACCTCTAAAAGTACCAGCTTCAATATCAGTGTTTTCATCTCAGAGAGTTCCTGTTTCATTTGACTACTCACAAGACGGACTTAGTGAATCAGATTTTGCGGATCAAAAAATGCAAGAGTTTGGATCACCACAAATAACAATTTCTAAGTCATCAATGCTATCAAGCATTTATAACCTAGAGACACCTGACAAAATTGGTTACGATAAAGTAATATTAAAGATTGATCCAAACTCAATGCTTCTTCCTTCTGCTGAAATACAGAAGCAAACCGCAATGCAGTTGTTCCCTCTTATCCAGAGTTCTCTTCAACTCATCTTTGGTCTTGCTAAAGCAGATCCTATTCAAGCTGTATCACAACTCACATCACTTAAGACGTTCTTGGAAGTACAAAAAGAAAATATCTTTAATTATATACCAAAGCAACAGTACGACATGATTATGCAAGGAGGCATGGTTAAGCCTTTTGTAATGGGACCAGACGGTCAGCCAATGCAAGGAGGTCCAGCAGGAAGTGTGATGCCAGATGGGACTGATCCAACACAAGCACCAGCTCCACAAGAACGAGCACTCAATCAATCACCAATGAACGCGGCTGTACAAGCAAGTATAGGGAGAGCCGCTTCATAGCGTTTCCCTAAAAGAGTTATTAGGAAATTCCTAACAACTCAAACAATTTACTCGAAGCTAATCACGATACGATTATGAACGAAAACCTAAAACAATACGAATCCCAAATACAAGAAATATTTACGCTGGATAAACTTCCAGCTATTTGTGCTGTAATTAATCATCTAAGAGTGCCTTATGGTGAATGGATACAAGACGATGAGTTCACAACAATTGTCCATGTTGCTGGTGTACAAGCTATAGACGATCTACAAAGAAAATTAACTCAGTTTGTTATTAATAATGGTGTACTTCCTAATAAAATAAATTAATGACAAAACTACTCCACAGAAATAAAAACAAACAAGGAAGCTTTTTTGAAAACGACGACATTCGTATTGACATTAAATACGATGACGAAGCAGTCGAGCGTGAGTTAATTAAAATAACACCAAAAGGAAAAGATCACGTTATTGTTTCATCAGAAGACATACTTGCAATTATTCGAGAGCAATTTAAACAAAAAGATCTTGCGGCAGCACTAACTACTGCTGACACTTCTTTTGTACCAACAGCAGAAGCTGCGGTACCTATTTACTTCAATGCAAGTAAAGACATTAAAGAAGGAGAGCTAGTACAGTTCTTCGCACCGATGCAAATACCACTCGGTATTGCTCTTGTTATGGAAGCTCTAAGACTTTGTACTATTAAAGGCAAGGAAGTAATTAAGGTGCCAATCGAAGAGTTTGAAGAAGCTAAAACAACACTACAGGAACAATCAAAAGAATTCACAGAGAAGTTTTTCAAGCCACAACTCGATGCTCTTAAAAAAGCCAGAGAAGAAACTTCCGAGGAGACTAAGGAAGAATTATAAAAACTAGCTAAAAACTATGAAACAAGCATCAAAAGAAGAAATTATTAATGAACCCGTTATTGAATACGACGGCTTTGAAGACCTTGTAGAACCTACAGAGGCAGGACCATACAAAACAACACGTGTCAAGTTGTACTTATCAACACCAGAAGTAAAAAAATTCCTAGGTGATAATGATCCAGTGAAGTACTTCCGAGAAGGTAAGGTGCCTGTGTACTTTCCTAAAGCGGTTGGAACTCTTTTACCAGAAGACAGAGTAGAGTCTGTTGTAAAGAATGAAGTTTTTTTGAAATACCCAGAAGTACTTTTGTTCAAGCACGACCTCACAAACATCTATACACTTCTCATTCCAAAAGTATTAACTGAACACGAGTTTTCTAATGGAGATTTCACAGATCGTCTTATTAGATATGATACAAGAAGTGTTGTGTTTACAGGTGGACAAGGAAGACCTTCATCATTTGAAGTCGATTATTTCAAGAAGCAGGCATCAAAGATTCTTAAGCATCTTGATGTAAAAGCTGAAGAGAGAAAAGTATACTAGTTACTTGACAAAATATTATTAATGTATTACAATTTAATCATCACGCGAACCTCCGCGATACGAGTGTAGTATGGACCAAGAAACATTTGACGTCGGCGCTCTTAACTTCCCAGAGCTTACGACAGAAACATCAGGGAATGACACGCAAGTAGTTGAACAAACTGAAACGCCTGTAGAGGCACCGAAGGAAACAGTACCGGAACCAGTTACTAAGACTGAGGAAAAATCAGTTGAAACACCGACAGATCCAGTTACTCCAGAAATTAAGATTTCGGACCCACCTTCTCAATATGAAGGAGAATCTGATTTGCAATACAACATCCGTAAACAAATTTACGATGCAGGCCAAGCAAAAGCACAAGCAGAAACTCCTGAAGAAAAATCAGCTCTAGCTCAACATATTAAATCCCTTAGAAAGGAACTTGCACTTAATCACAAATCTTCTGACGCCACACCAGCACCAGAAAAGATTGAAGCCAGCCAGTCACAAGAGGCCTCAACAGAAGAAGAACAAGCTAAAGAAGCATTGCGCAAAATGGGTTACGTCCCTAAAGACGAGGTTGCTCAGATGGTACAAGAAATAGTTGCCGGTCAAACCCGACAAAACGAACACCTTACCGCAGCGCAAGAATTCTATGCCACTCACAAGGATATAGCAGCTAATCCAGCACAGCGAGATGTACTTGAAAAATTTGTTGTAGAGAGATTCAACATTACTCCACAATCATCTAAACAAGATCTTCTTGTTGCTATGGATATGGCGCGCGCATATCTTTTCCCTAAAGTTGACACACGCTCCCAAAGAGCATCTGAGTCAGCTGATAAACGATCCCTAGTGGATATCTCCTCAACAACTCAATCAGCTCCAGCAGTATCTAAGCCAGACGAAAAACTTAATTCAACAATGAAAGAAGCAGGTCTTGATCCTAAAGAGTTCGGTTGGTAAATCTCAAGTTACCACGGTGGTTTCAATCAACCACATTATAAGTTTTATAATTTTATGTCATTTAAATTAACAACAATCAAAAACACACGTGATGTGCGTTCAGTTGGACGATCTTCTCTAGCTACAACTACAGGATCTCTATACTTCAACGCTCTCTCGGGAGGTGCACTCCAACTTGCGGTTGCTGCTACAACAGCTAACCAAGTATTGTATGTTTCTAACGAAACACTCGCTTCTGGATCAACACCAGTCAGTATGACTGTATGTTCAAAGGAAGATGAATACCTCGTTGATACTGATAACAACTCAAATGCTAGTCACAATGGACAGCGTATGGTTATCGGTGCAGGAGGTGCAACACTTACAAACACTGGTACAGACGTTACAGGTACAACTGGCGTATTCGTACAGCTCGCAGTAGTCGGCGCGGCATCAGATAAGAAAATCCTCGCTCGTCGCGTATAATAATATATGTCATTAGTCGCTTCATACTCAACAATTCTTGACGCTCGCGTTAAGAAAATCTACCCTGTGGTAGCTCCTACTGTTGTGGAGGAATATGCAAAGTATTCAAACACAGTTAACTGGAATCAACTCCAGTATGTAATGACAGGTGTTACAGGACTCGGAATGGGTCAAGTTATCGCTGACGGTCAAGTACCTGCTTCAGATGCTCCTATCCAAGGAAACACTAAGACTTTCACTCAGGCAATCTTCACTAACCGTGTTCGTTTGTCAAAGCAGTCTTACTACTACTTGTTTACATCTAAGAACGGTGCGAAGATTGATGCTAACATCAAGTCTCAAATTCTTAACCTTAAGAATTCAATTGTTCACCTAAAGAACTACTATGCACAGTCAATCCTAGCTAACGGTGCATCAACATCTTTCTCTTTCACTCCAATTGGAGGATTCCAAGGGTCTGTTACTGTTGATACAACTACAGCTGACGGTGTAGCTCTTTGGTCATCATCACACACACGTGAAGACGGAGGTGCTAACTGGTCAAACACCACAACCGGTGCTTTCAGTTTTGCAAACCTTCTTGCTATGCGTGCTCTTCATGCTGCCAAGAAAGACGGACGTGGTCTTCCACTTATGTCAAAGCTTGACACATTCATGTTCCAGGATTCTTCTACAGCTTTCTTCCTCGCTTCTTCTATCAAGAAGACTCTCGAGAGTGGAAAGTATCCAGGAGCAACTCCAGGTACAACTGGATCATTCGTAGATGGAAACCCAACTGCTTCTTTTGATATCATCCCTCTTGCTGTTTACGGCGGATCAGGATCATCTTCAATTCAGTGGTACGGTTTTGACTCTTCAATGGTTAACGAAAACTTTGGATTCCAGTACATTGAATCAATGCCACTTGATATCTCAGATCTTCGTGAAGACTTCGTAGGAAACCTTGACCTTATCATGACAGCAACACTTTACTGTCAGTTCGGTGCAGCAGACCTTCGTGGTTGGTACTACTCAACAGGTGCATAATCTGTTAGTTTACTCTCCCAGCTCCTTCGGGGGCTGGATAGAGCAAATTAGCTCGAATTAATTAATTATGAGTACACTTACACAAACACTAATGAGTGCGCAGGCTGCTACTGGAGTAGGTACCGCATTCAATGTAGAAAATTATAAAACAGTTAACTTAACAGTTTCTGGTGCATCAACACCAACAGCGACAATTAAGTTCGCTGTGTCAGATGCAGATACAGTTCCTGATTTTTCATCTGCTGCTTCACCAACAAATCCTTGGGTATACGCTGCAATTGTTGATGTTCAATCAGGTTCAGTTATCGCAGGTAACACAGGCATTTCTTTCGCTGGTTCTGCGGCAACAAACATGTATTCTCTAAACGTAGACGGTGTACGCTGGGTTTGTCCTAACGTAACATCATATTCAGCTGGAAACTACACAATCTTAATGCGAGCGCACCCAGTGTTCACACCAATAGCATAATATGAAAGTTATATACCAAGAGGATGTAGAAGTTGTAAACAAAAAAAATACACTCGATGGTATTGTTCTTGCTACAAGTCAGGCGAAAGAAGAACTTGCTGAAGTTACAAAGACAAAAAAAGAAACGGTCAAAGAAATAAAAGATCTTGAGTCACAACTTTCGACAGCTAAGACAACACTTGAAAAAGAACTTTCAGTTATTGCTAATCTAAAAGGAGAATCAACTGATGAACTTAATTCTCTCCTCGCAGAGGTTAATGAAAAGAGGGTTGTTCTAAAAGAATTAAACGCAGAAATATCAGAGATTGAAAACATTCTATCTATAAAGAAGAACAGCATTGATGAAGACATTGCAAAATACACAAGAGATAATAGTTCTGAGTTGGATTCTATAAACAACGAAATTGCTTCAAAAAGAAAAGATCTAGCAAAGTTGGTAGAAGATGTGGAAACACTTTCTTCCACAAAAGCTTCTCTTGCTACTCAATATTCAGAAATGAAGGAGTTTGTTGATGTTGCTGAAAACAAAGTTAAAGAATTAGAATCTTTAGCAAAAGATGTTTCAGAATCATTAGAAAAAAATACACGAGCGTCTTTTGAGGCAACTAATACTACCGCTAATAAAGAAAAAGAGTACAAAGAACTTGTGTCTAAAATGGAAACATTAAGCCATGAGTTGGCTGCTTCACAAATGCAAAAATCAGAACTTGATGCAGAGCGAGCAGCTATATCTCATGAGCGAGAAGAGCTTTCTCGTGAAAAACTAGCTTTCCAGACCGAGCGAAGTAATATCGCTCTTAGGGAGCAATTCATTATTGAGAAGTATGAACTAGCGGGGGTACCGTACAAATAACATGGCAGATAGAGTATCGAGAGTAAAACTTGATAACGCGCTCGGCCAAGTTATTAATCCAGCAACAGAGGATTCGCTACAACCACTAGATTACATATTCAGAGTTGACCAATCAAGCGGAACTGTTATTTACATAGGTAAAGGATCGGCCTCCGCGTCAACTGCATCAGCGGTATGGAGAATTAGTAAAGTTGATACTTCAAGTTTACTAACAGTAACATTCGCTGATGGAAACGGTAACTACGATAATGTTTGGGATAACAGAGCCTCACTTTCATACTCATAATGATAAGTGATGAAACAAGATTGAAAATGAGGATGGCCAAACTAGGCAAGAAAAGACCTCCTCATAGTCAAGAAACAAAATTAAAAATGAGGGCAACTGCTATAAGGAATGGTAACAGACCAACACACAGTAAACCTCACTCTGAAGAAACTAAGGAGAAAATAAGTAAAGCGAAGTTAGGGAGTATTCCTTGGAATAAAACTAACGATGTAAAAGAAAAATTGTGGAAAAAGAGACTAAAAGGAACAACAGCATGGAGAGAGTGGAGAAATTCAATCTTTAAAAGAGATAAATACACTTGTCAAGAATGTTTTGTTATCGGAGGATATCTTGAACCACACCATATAATTCCTGTCAGGTCAGACAGAGAAAATTTATTCAATACAAACAACGGTATAACACTATGCCGTCCATGTCATCAAAAGACAATATGGAAAGAGTCAGATTTTGCAGAAAAATATTTTGCAATAATTGCAGCTCAAGTGTAGGCTTATCGCGGCTACGTTCGAATTTAACCGTGACACTGGCACAGCAACCGGTTCACCAGCAAAAGGTACAACACGTTCCACAGCAGTTACAGATACTAACTGGAAGAGTACTGATACATATGCTACAGCATACTCATCAGCACCTATTACAGATGGTACTAACAGTTATGAAATCTGGAACTTCGGTAAGTTCTCAGGAACTTTCAACCAAATCAGTTCAGGTCTTTTTGCTCACACAGCAACAGCATTTGGAACTGGACTTACACTAAAAGGTACACCAGCTTGTACAGGTGATGGAGATAGACTTCTTTATACAACTCCTTCACAAACAACAAACTCAAACCTTACGACAAACATGACATCTGCAATCTCAATCGGTTCAGGTGTTGGTGTATGTTTTGGTGCTACAGGCCCAGAAGCTACAGGTAAAGCTACAAGTATGACAACCAACCCTTGCTATACAAATTACCTAACTACACAATTACAAACTTCAGGAGCATCAGCAGGTGATACAGCTACAGTTACCTTGACTCTCCAATATGCGGAAAACTAAAAACTATGACAAAAACACGATCAGCGTTTAACGCAATAACACAACAAGTTGAAGATGCAGAAGTAACAATTGATGTCTACGGGGATTACTTGTTTACTTTCGCAGACGGTTCATTCTTTAAACTTCCAGGGACACTTGACAAAGACGGCATTACGGAAGAATTAGAAAAATACGAAGCAGCTAACATCGGACAAATAAAAGCAGAAGATGTTGAAGCAGAAAACGAAGCTAAACTAGCAAACATCTAACAATTAAATATTACGCAATACCATGCCACTCAAATACCTTTTTCAAGTTACATACAAGGACGGTTCTACATACACGCAGAATGAAGAAGACAGATCAATGACAGAGCCTGAAACACGGAGCTGTTATTTTGACGTTAAACAAGATGAAGTTAAAAGCTTTTTCCTTTTTAACAATGAACATCAGTACTCAGTAAACCTAGAAGACGGTCACTTTGAAGTTGCTGGGCTTCCTTTCTTTATGCACACAGACATGACATTGAAAGATTTTAGAATTGTATTCTATCGTCAACATACTCATGATTTCACCACAGATGGCAAGGAAACAAATCATAGAATTGCCTATTGTTTTGGATGGCAAACAAATGATAAGGACGGGAAGAATGTTCAAAGAATAATGACTATTCAATAACTATGGCAACCTATTACTTAGACTACGATGGAGGAAATGATGCAAACGACGGTACTACTTTTGCTAATCGTTGGAAGACTTGGACATCAGGAGCAACAGCAGCCAGAATTGCACCTGGCGATACAATTCGTGTGATGAAGTCTAAAGACCCAACAAGTCTTGGAATAAACGGAACTTGGACAGACGCACCAAGTGCTGGGCCATTTGCTACATCTAGCATAACTAGTTCTACAAATGCCAGCCCTATTTCTGTTACTACAGGAACACATGGTCTATCTACTGGTGATTATGTATGGATAACTGGACATACCACAAACACCAACGCTAATGGACACTGGAAAATAACAGTCACAAGCAGTACTACATTTACCCTTGATGGATCAACAGGTAACGGTACTGGTGGAGCAACTGGGACATATCAGATTGTAACTAACGGAGTAGTGACACTTGCTTCAGCTCTTACTAAAACAATCGCAAGTACAGGCAATCAAGGAGAAGGTAGAACCGCATGGACTGCGAGTGCTAACGTAACCACAAGTCTCTCCACATCAATGCTAAGAAGTGGGGATGTAACGGATAGTATTGCTGTGCAAGCTGCTTTTACCACGGGACTCGCTGCATACAAAGCATTAGGGTCTGCTGTAGACTTTTCTGCATATAAACAAGTATCTTTTAATATAATGCAAATAGCTGGTACAGCAGCATCTGCTTCAGGTGATATAAGTATAAAGTTATGTTCTGACACTGCTGGGGCAACACCAGTAAATACAATTAACGTGCCTGGTTTAGCAATCAACAACACGATGAACACGTTTACTGTAGACACTGGAGCAGCACTTGGGTCTAGTATTCAATCAGTTGCACTATATGTAAACACTGATAGAGGAACACAAACATTTATTATTGATAATATCATTGCATGTAAAGATTCAACATCAAACGATAGTCTTACTTTGTCTTCCCTTATTGGTAAAAATTCAGGTAATGAAACTTGGTATGGAATAGCGTCAATAAAAGATACGCAGGTTATTCTTGATAACGGAAGAAATACAAATACAGTGCTAGGTTTTCATGCTGGTTATTCAGGAACCACAGAAACTGTAACTACATATAAAAGAGAGCCGACAATAACACTTGGTAATGCTAACGCAACGGTGTCTTCAGTAACAGATAGTGGAACAGCAGGAAGCTATATAAATTTTGAAGGTGGTTGGGATAGAACTAATATGACAACTCAAGACGGAGAAACATGGTATGCAAGTCAAAACGCAAGTGGTACAGGGTTGCTGATTTCTGGGAAGAGTTTTATTTCTATAAATAAAATAAACATGGTCGGATATTCTACAGGACTACAGGTATCAACTGCATCTCATCATATTATAATAGATAATTACAGTGGTAATTGTAATAATAATAATGGAATTCTAATGACTTCTTCCATACCAAGTAATATACTCTTCAAGACAATTAACGCATTGAATAATAATGTCGGGGCAGCACTGTCTATATCAGGATCGGCATCTGTTACAATAAATACTCTAAACAGTATTTCAAATAACACGGCTACATCATCAACAAACGCAGCACTTACTATTCTTACAAGCAACAGTGTTGTTATAAGAAACTTAGGAAATGTTACTAATAATAGATATTATGGAGTTAGTGGTTTTGGACTTACGTCATATAATGGGACATTTAGTAAAAATTATACCGCTGTATGTACAGCAAACGCTGTTTCTCAAAACGCATATATCTATTTTAGAAATACCACTATGAGTGGTACTGAATTCGACACTTCAGGAACAGCAAACGGTTTGTATATTTATTCTGAAAAACACGACAAAACTACCGATAATCATTACATATTTGGTAACTATGGAGTAATAACATCGGATACTTCTGTTCGCCACACTGCTTCTGGTATTTCTTGGAAAATGTCTCCAACTTCAACAAGTGCAGACTCTATATTCCCTCTAAAGTTATCTATTGCAAAAATAGCATGTACCTCTGGTAATCTTGTTACAGTAAAAGCATGGATGCGACGTGGCGACACAGGTCTTACAATGTCTTTGGTTTGTCCAGGTAATCAAATATCTGGCGTATCATCAGATGTTACATCTAGCATGACAGCAGCAGCTAATACATGGGAGGAATTAACTATTACATTCACCCCGTCAGAAGCGGGGACAGTAGAAATCTTCGCATATGCGTACGGTGGTTCAACATTTAATGGTTATGTAGACGACATGACAATAACACAAGCATAATATGAATATCCTAGAAGTATATCAAGATAAGGCTGGAAACTGGCGTGCGAGAGTAGATATCGGACGTGGTGTTTCTGTGTTTTTAAAGTTTGAAAAAGATAAAAGACCAACTGTTGCAAGAATATTAAACAAAGCACAAAATATTGTTGATCAGATAGCAAACCAAGAAGCGCGAGATGCAGCTAAAGAAACAAGAAGACTTGATCTTATAGCAGATATTGAAGCATTTGATGAAAACACTATTAGCAAGAACGCAGCAATAAATCTTGCTAAAAGGTTAATTAAGAACTACTACAAAGATGGCTTTACCAACTAAAACCGATCTACAAACAATGGATTATGCCTTTCAAGGGCAGCCTTTTGTTTCCGTACCTGGAAAATCATCAATAGATACAACAACAATGGATTATGCCTTTCAAGGGCAGCCTTTTGTTACTAATCCAGATAGTTCAACAATAACGACAACTCAAACAATAACAGGTAAGGCAAGAATAACTGCCACAACGACCAGGACAGAAACTGGTGTTGCCCGTATTCAGATAACAACCACTCGTACAGAGTCAGGTGTCGCTCGTGTATCCGTTGCAGCAAGTCAAACAGAAACTGGTGTATCGCGCATAACCGCAACCACTTCAAGAACAGAGACTGGTGTGGCTAGAATTACCGCCACAACAACTCGAACAATAAATGGTGTCTCAAGAATACAAAAAACAGTTTCTCAGACAATAAGTGGTGTATCACGTATAACTGTAAGTACATCACGTACTGAAACAGGTGTGTCTCGCATTACTGTTACAACACCGAGAACAGAAACCGGAGTATCAAGAATTACAGCAACAACAACGAGGACTATAACAGGTGTCGCTAATATTGCCGTAACCGGTACAACAACCCAAAACATAACAGGTGTATCAAGAATTACAGCAACAACCACCAGAACTGAAACGGGTTTGGCACGTATTCAGGTCACAACAACAAAAACTGAAACAGGTATCTCTCGTATCACCGTTAGTACAAACAAAACAGAGAC